AAGTAACTTCATTAACTGCTGAACTTGTAGCCGTAATTAAAGCTACTTCGTTTCCGTTGGTGTCTAAAATAGAAGTTCCTATTTTAGGAGACGTTAACGTTTTGTTTGTTAAAGTTTGTGTTCCAGCAAGAGTAACAGTACCAGCTGGTAAAGTGTGAATGTCTGGATTAGTTCCATCATTTGCAGTTGCAAATACAACAGCATCACCTTTATCATCTGATGCAAAAGTAAACGAGTTACCAGATCCTGATGTATATTTAAATTGTACTGTGTATGCGCCTGATGTTGAATTTCTTAAATAATAAAAAGTTTGTACATCTAAAGGAATTGTAACGATTTGGTTTCCTGTAATTGTACCAGTAAACTCGATCATTCTGTGAGATAAAACTGCTCCAGTTGATCCATCAGAAA